AATGTTGATGAAAGTTTATTACTAATTGTACCACGACGAAGTGGTACATTGAAGTAAATGAAATAAGGTTTAGATTGTGATGTTACTGGTTTAAATCTTTTTTGTACACGGACAGAAACTTTTGATCCAATAATTGAATTTGTGTCTGTCGAATCTACAGCATCTTGAACTTTTGAGAGAATGAACTTTGAATCGAACTTGTCCAAATATGTTGTCTTATATGACAAAATAGCATTACGGATGCCTGTTTTTAATTGATCTGTGGTAAGAATGGTTTTCTTTGGATCATATGTCACTGTAGGAGAAATCAATAGATAAAGATATTCTGGATCACGAATAATTGTTTGTACGGCAACAATTGCTTTTGGAGCAATTACCTCATCAATAATTCTTTGCTTCTCTGTGTCTGAAAGATAATAATTTTGTTTTGGTTTTAACGCAACAAACACTCTACCGTATGTCGGTGGATTGTCATCTTCGCCACCCCATACAGATACCGAATCTACAGAAGGATAGTTTTTCTTAATATATGATTCATAATCTTTGAATGTCACTAAACGATTCTGTGTGGTAAACTGTAGTGGTGCAGAGAATTTAATTTCATCTACCGATTCACGTTCAGCACCACCCGCTGCTTCACCAACTGGATCAATTGTAAAGTCAGTTATACTATTACTTAACGAATCTGTCAACGGCGAGGTTGCAACAAAATTATTTGCCTTATTTACCACATCACCATTTGTTATTAAATATGTGATAGTTACTATTGAACCATCAGCAATACTTTTACCAATTACATCATTTCCAAAGTAAATGTCATATTTTTGACTTTTGTTTTCTTGGATGTAAAATACAGATGAGGTTGTGGTTGCTTCAGAAGCATCCGTTGCGACCGTGTACACCGTTGAATCTGTATTTGTTGACGAAATTTGAACCGATACTGAAATAGTGGATGTGTCTACTCCGTCATCGGGAATAGAAAATATTTGCTTTGGATTAGTTGCTTGATCATACACATAGTTGTAAGAAACAAGTTGACCTTCGTAGATAGGAAGATTTAAAAATGCAAAACTTGTGTTTGATTTTGTAACCACAATCTGATCAAGGGTTACAAATCCATAACTTACTCCATCAATTTCTTCTGATAAAAAACGATAACCTTTAGGAATAGTTAATGTTGCTGAAGTGTTTGATGTTGAATTTGCAGTAAAATTTATAGTTGCAATAGGTGCTTTGCGTGAGTATGGCACATAACCTAAGACTTTAGCATGAGAAATAACGGAATCACGAAGCAGTGCTGTATCCAAAAATGCTTCATTTGCAACCATATTTAAATAATATGCTTGATAGTGAGTATTGTATGCTAGAATATCCAATAAAACACTTAGACTTGAACCCTCAAAATCATAATCTGTAAACTCAGATTGTTGATTTAAAAATGTTTTTAAATTTTGCTTGATTGCATCAAAATCAAGTTCGGTAACTCTTAAACGATCTGCCATTTTATCTAATTCTCTCTAAGAAGAAATTTATGGTAACTGGATTAGGACTATTAATAATAAAAAATGTCATCGTTATACTGTAACGATTTTCATCCGGCGTTGCGATAGCGGAAATAGTAGACACACTAACCCTAGGTTCATAATTACTAATTGTTTCTGTTATTGCTCTTTCCAACTGTGCAGCAATAACTGGATCAACATTTTCAAATAAAAGATTTCGTACACCTGAACCTATTTCTGGACGAAATGGACGCTCATAATAATTTGTTGATACTAAATTTTTTACCGAGTTGATTACGGCATATTCATTCAAATGCTTTGCAATATCTTTTTTGATTGGATGAATTGCAAAATTCAAATCCAAATCTTTATAACTTCTTTCCGAAGATATTCTAGGATTATTTGAGGTAATTGTTGTTGACATGGTTTATTTATCTTAGTCCCCGATGAATACCGTACCTGAACCCGATTCAATTACATTGGTTCCTGCTGAATTGTTATCTGTGTCGCTTCCAGTGCCTTGGTCGCCGGTGTCGGCAGTGTCACCAATTCTTGCAGCACCCATCGTTCCTTTATTGATATTGACTGTTTTACCATTAATTCTGATGTCGCCCGTAACATTCAAATCATAGTCTCCATCAACAAACATCTTAACAGAACCTTGAACATATACAGAATCATCACCAACAACTATCGTAAACTTGTTGCGTTGTATTCTTTCAGCACGATCACCTAGTGGACCAAATTCAACATAAGAACCTGAACGATGGTATGTGTGAATTCGTTCTGCCCCTTTAGTATCATCAAATTCTAATGCATGTCCAGATTCTGATTCATAGACATTGTTGTATGGATACTTAGCAGCATAGTATGAATTTGGTTCAACTTTGTTTGCTTTCTTTGCTGCTTTTGCTGCTACAATTTCTGATGGATAATCCGAATCATTACGTGCCAATCGTGATGTTGTTGGTTCATCCAGTTTACGTGGATATAATGTTGTACTTTCCGTTGGTTTCACTGGCGATGCTGCCAGTTGCGCTGGAGTTCGAGAATCACTAAACGGTTCTTGTGCGTTTCCTGCTTTCAGAGGAATACTAGGAAATGTACCTAACATAACTGGTTCTTGTGCATTCTCACCATCAACAAAGAAACCGAATACCATATCACCATCTTTAGGAGGATGTACGTTTGTTGTGTTCACAGGTATACTTGGCATCGCCCAAGGTAACATATTTGTAGGCAATTGCATTTTGTTTGTTGAGTGCCAACCAATACAACGAACACGACATCGGCCAAGTTTTAATGGATCTTGTCGATCTTCAACTGTGCCCATCCACCAAACAAAACCATTTTTACCAGCAAAGTCTCTATTTTCAGGTTTCATTATCTATATGTTTCCAATACTTGTCTCTGTTTAGGACTACTAACTTTTGATGAAGGCACATTTGATGAGTCTGTAGCAACTTCAATCACAGTTTCATGTTTATTGTTTGTTATAATATGGCGAGTGGCAATAATTAAATGTTTACCACTAATCGACTCATCATTAGACTCGTCACCTTTTCCTTTTAGTCCAAATCCAGGAGATACGAAATCTACATTGAAACCAGAAGTCAATTGAAAATTTCCAGGCATAACTATCTTCATTCTTTTTGCCATAAGATTTTTTAATATTGCTCTTCTCTGAAATGCGAACTTCTCTTGATTCTCTACTTTTGATATTGAGTGTGGATCTCTACTTTTAATGTAGTTACTATTCTTTCTTGTTTGTCCAAATATACTCAACACTTTTCTGGAATCATTTGTTGTCAAAGATGATGTGTTATCTTTATTAAATATTTCAGTAACGTTTGGTGTTTTGTTGCCATGATCCATAGAATCATATACATCTCCGAAACTTATTTGCTTTTCGCCAAATGTACGAGTTATTGGATCAAATCCTATAAATGTACCAGCGTTTACACCTGACCGAGTCTTATCTATTATGTCATTCTGAACTAGAATTTCAAAACTTCTAGCACTACTAATTTCACTCAAAGCATCTTTAAATGATAAGTTTTTTGGTTGAAAGTTAATATTTAAAATAGATTCTTTTTTCAACAGAGTGGAAAGAGAAGCAAAATTAAATCCTAAGTTGTTCCTAAAAAACAAATAGTTTGGTGAATTTTTAGAGTCGGTTGATCGTTTTGCACACCAATCGATTGCATCAAGAGGTTTTAGATTAGGAATCACTATCTTCTTTATTCCAGAAGTTGGTTCCAGTAATCCACGATTTGCCTGCTCAACTTTCAAGTAGTTAGTTAGAATTTTATCTACCACGCTAGAGTATGAAGTTTCATAACTCTGAGTCACTCGTTGCTGATCTGAAAAGAAAAACTCGTCCGAAACAAAATTTAAAATGTATCTTTCACTGGTTTGATTTATATTTCTTCTGTCAGTCTGTTTGTATATTCTAAATGACTTTTTAAAAGATGCAATTTGTTCATCAGAACTTTTTTCAATATTAATTGCCAATACTTCTGAACCATCAAATGCCAGTTTATCCGAAAGACCTAAAGAGTCAGTAATTAGTATATTACCAGACATTACAGGTAAAAATAAAGAGTCGAAGATATTCAACTCTTCATAGAGAGAAGTTATATCAATTGGTTGAGGTGATCCTTTGGTAATAATCGCAATATCTTTTATTCGAAATTGCGTGGAATCCGTTATTGTAAAACTCATTGTGCTATGATTTCCTTAAATTCGCCCATTACATCTTTAACAAATTCAGGTTTTAATAGTTTTATGCTTCGTTTGGCCTCATTCAAATCTTCTTCATACTCATAATGCGTCTTAGTTTCTTTGGTAATGTTTTCTACAATTCGAGTGCCATCACTCAAAGTATATGTTGCAGTTGTGACTGGCAAAGCAGTATATGCCGTTTCATCAATCTCTATTCTTTCGGTAATTGTTTTGCTATTGATTGATGAAGATGTCTGTGTACGAGTAATGATCTTGTAGAATGAATGTGGATGTGCTCTACTTTGTGCCCATGCTAATCCAGTCATTGCAGGAGCATCAACTGCACCATTTGCAGCGTACTTATCACTCACATACTGGATAAAGGAATCATATGGTAAAGGCCAATCATATTGAGGATCAATTATATTGTTGAATAGAAGAACTATCCAATGGCGCTCTGGATCAGCATAAAATTTTGACGCAATAATTTCTGGTGTGTCAGAATCTTTAATTTCATAAGAGTAGAACGCAGATGAATTTTCTTTCAACGATGGTTCAAAGGCAAAACGAGCAATAATGTTTGTAACAACATCTAAACTGGTAACATTATTTGCACCAGATGTGTAGTATGTTGAGGGAAAATAATTGAAAAATTTAGCCATTATTATCTATTAAAAACATTTGATTGTCTACCTGCATCTGAATATGTACTTGCACCTGTCAATGAACCTTTGTTGTTGATACTCTGACTACCAAAATCTTCTTTTGTAAGATATGTGGTCTCTTTAAATGTTAAAGACATTTGGATTGCAACTGGCATACCTGTGCGACCTAACAGAGGATCGTTTTCACCAGGCACTTCATACGCAGACCATCCATTTGGCGCATAGTTGACTTCAATACTATCCAATACACAAGTTCCTATTGTTGGAATATTTGGATTTTGTTTACCTGCATAATAAAATTTTAAATCAAATTCTGAAGGTGGAATAAGTAATCCAGATTGTAGTTGGCCAATCTTATCTAATTCTGGTGCTTGATGAAATCTGAAACGATCAATAATCTTCTGTACCTCTAATGCTTCAGATTCGCTTCTAGGATAAAAGAAGAATTCGAATTGGAATGTACGAAAATCTGGAGAACTATAAATCAATTCCAACATTGGATTTGTAACTTTGCCTGTTGCACCAAAAATTCCTAAACGAGTCGTATCTTTGGCATCTACACCAAGAACACCTGCGGCAGCACCAGCACCTTTTGCTACCAATGCTTGGACTGCACCAGATTTTTTAAGTGCATTCATTGCTGCTGCACCACCACCATTATTCTTATATTGATCAACAAGAGCAGGAGCAGCAACTAATGCTTGTCCTATCAATTCTTTTCCTGGACTTAAACCATCATAGTTCTGCTTACTGCCAAATTGTATTGTGTCTGGCATGTATAAAGCAATCGCATCTGTGGTCAGTTGTGTTGTGTTCAAGAAACCAGACGGACTCTTATCAGTTATGTTTTTGATTGAATAGGCAACAGCAGAATCATATTGTTGTTGTCCAGAAGATACTTTTGGACCAGAAGCAAAACTATCAATAGCACCAGCAACTTTTCCTCCAACTTTACCACCTTTTTGGGTTAGAAGTGTGGTGCCTTTTGATACTAAGTCAGTCAGACCTTTGTTTATTCTATCGGCAAAAACATTTTTTAGTTTTGCGGTAGAAACGTCTGCCGATACACTCTGTCCTTTATTGAGTAAATCTTGCACACCTTTTTCCGTCTGTTCTGTGAAATAAGTTCCTCCTCTAGAGGATGCAGAAAAGTTTGTTTTCTTTTGCTCACGTACAAAAAAGATCATGTAGTGACCTTTATCATAGTTTCCAGCATCAATTGGATATTTCAGGGTGCTTTGTTTATAATCAGTTCCCTCTAATGCAGAGAGAGGACCGAACGTTCGTTTGGTATCAGGATTAAAATTGATGTCAGAAAGACCGAAAAATGCCATGGTTGTCCTAAGTAGGTTGACTAGATAGTATTTATGTCATATTCAGGTAAATTTACGCCTAAAAACCCACAGAAATACAAAGGTGATCCAACGAATATCATCTATCGGTCATCGTGGGAAGTCAAGGTTATGAAATATTTAGATGATCATCCAGATGTCATTTGGTGGGGTTCAGAAGAACTGGTTATTCCCTATTGGAGTCCAGTTGATAATAAAAAGCATCGATACTTTCCAGACTTTGTGGCCAAGATTCGACAGAAAAACGGTGTAATCAAAACGTTTGTCATTGAGGTCAAACCTGAGGCGCAGACTAAACCACCCACACAAAAACGTAAGACTAAACGCTACATTCAAGAGGCGGCAACCTATGTGGTCAATCAATCGAAGTGGAAAGCAGCAACCGAGTTCTGCAAAGACCATGGATGGGAATTTCAAGTAATCACTGAAAAGCATCTGGGGTTATGAGATAAATACTGAATGGCTACCAGAACACTTATAGATCGTATCAAAGATTCTCTTGCAAAGCAAGGATTCGAACCTCGCTCACGTGACGCACGTAATTGGTTAAGAGCAAAGACTGGCGCATTGAGACCTACAAAAGGTGATCTAATGCGAGACAGACAGAGACTCAGAGAAAACTCTATAATTGGTAGAATGTACTTTTACTATTATGATCCGAAAACGAAGGATACGTTGCCATATTACGATAAGTTCCCATTGGTCATACCAATAGA